AACTACATAAGTTATAATTGTCTCATAAGCGGGTATGATGTAGCGGTAACATGACATCCTTCCAAGTTGTTCTCACCGGTTCAAATCCGGTTACCCGCTCTCGGGAGATTAACTCAGCGGTAGAGTGGCTGCCTTACAAGCAGTAAGTCACTGGTTCAAATCCAGTATTTCCCATTACTAAATACTTCAAAGTATTTTTGGTATAATGGAAAAACTTTTTAAACTATTGAGTGATGCACAGGCATCTCTTTTTGTCTTATTCCATAAGACATGGGCCTATCATTGGAATGTAGTTGGAGAAGATTTTCCACAACTTCATACTCTATTTGGTGATCAGTATGAAACCATGTTTGAAGAGATTGATCGTATCTCTGAACACATGAGATTTCTAAATGTAAAACCACTCAATAGTCTAGAGAGAGTTGTAGAAGTTTCCAAAGTCAAAACTGGACAAAGTACAACAGATTGCCATAAAATGGTAAAAGATCTGTTGAAATCTAATCAAGATCTTTGTGATCTATTTACTGAAGTTGCTGAGGAAGCAGATGCTCAGAAGTCCAGAGCAACTTCAAATCTTGCAGATGATTTGAATGAGTCACATGGAAAATTTGTTTGGATGTTGAGATCGTATCTTGAGTCATCTTCTGGATTAAAGGAAGAAACTAATGAAGAAACTGAGGAAGAAATTATTCTAGAAACTGAAGAAGAAACAACTGAAGATTAATTTAAGGTATTGAACAATGTTAAAAGTAAGATGTAAGGTGTGTAACACCGAGTTGGAGTCGCATCCAACAAAATCAGTATGTTGTGGATGTGATAATATGACACTTGTAAAGGGAGACACTATCACTGCTGTTGACCTAAATCAAGTTGTTATGTTAAACTCAATAAAGGAAAACAAGAAAGATAGTCTATTCAGTCCATCTGAACTTGCTTTCCAAGAGTCCAGACGAGCTCGCAAAGTTCGTAAACTGGATTTTGAAATCCGATAGGAGGATTGGCAGAGTTAGGTTTAATGCAGGGGATTGCTAATCCCCCGATGTACTTTAAGTGCATCCGTTGGTTCAAATCCAACATCCTCCGTTGGAAAGGTGGTCGAGTGGTTTATGGCACCGGTCTTGAAAACCGGCGAGGTTAGTAGCCTCCGTGGGTTCAAATCCCACCCTTTCCGTTTAGAATTACTACAAATTTAATTATTGCTTAATGAGTGTTACGAGTTGAACACATAAGGTTGCCGTTGAGGCTTCCGTGATTAGTATATAATTATGTACAATTCAATAACACTATGGACGATCACACCTATAGTAATTGGGTTAAGATCAAGGCTACTTTTGAAGCCTCCGGTAATGTGGAGAATATGTTCTATAAAAGAGCATGTGAGATCGTCAAAACAAAAAAAGATCCTCTAGCAAAGTTTCTTGGAGATAAAGATGACTACAACTCATGACTGGAGATTTAAAGATGAATGCTTTCAAAAAAGAGCATACCTCCTTAGTTCTTTAGTTAGAGTTGGAATTGTAATCACTCAAGATGTTTATGAGTTTTGTGATTTTACTTTGAGTCAGGGATGGAATCCCCCTTCAGATGAAAATGAATGTGACAATCAAACTTTGGAAATGTATCGCCGTTATCTAAGGGAGATCAAAAATGGATAAAGAACACGATGAACTTGTAAGTCGTTCTGAAGTTCAGGAGATGATTGATGCTGCTATACGAAGGCACAATAGGAATGCTTCCATTATTTCTATGTGTGTTGGTTGGGTGGTTCTTGCTTTATTTGCTGAAGGACTGCTAAGACTTATTGGAGTTATTCCACCAGTACTACCATGGCTCAACATTACCCTGAAATAATAGGAATTGTTTTTCTTTTAGTATTTGCTGCGACGATGTTCTATCAAGGAACTTGTATTATGCGAGGTCAACGAGGCTATTCTCTCAGAGACTATTTGAAACAGGACAGCAACAATATGCGTAAACGGATAGAGGAACTACTAAAGGACAAATGATTGTTTTAACAGAAGAAGACTTAAAAGAACTACAAGAAAGAGTTCTACAACAAAAAATGGAAGAACTTTTTGAAGAACCATCTACCTATGAGGATGATGATGATTACGGAATGGAACGAACTTATTGAGTTCGTCACAAAACAACTTTTAATTTTTGTTGTGTTTATGTGTGGTCTTATCATAGGTTATATGTACGGACGAAGAGACGGAGGGGAATGACTAAACTCGCTTTTTCTAGTATTTGTGTATTTGGATCAATTGGACTATTTGTTATTTGGGGACTAGGGCACGCTTATCCATAAACGGGAGAGAGACAAATGAAGATTTTTTTAGATACGGCTGATGTATCGTTTATTCAACCGGCTTACGAGACAGGGTTAATTGATGGAGTCACTACAAACCCATCACTCATTCTCAAAAGCGGTAGACAACTTCTAGAAGTCATTACTGAACTTTCTAAGTTTGGGAACTTACAAAGTATCTCTGCAGAAGTTGTTGCAGACACCGCAGAAGAAATGCTTTCAGAAGCACAAAAATTTTACTCAATCGCACCTGCAGTTACTATCAAGGTTCCTTGCACGGTAGAAGGACTCAAGGCTTGTAAGTTTCTTTCTGATAAAGGAATTCAAACCAATGTAACTTTGGTGTTCTCGGTTGCACAAGCAATTCTTGCATCCAAAGCGGGTGCAACATTCATCTCTCCTTTTGTAGGAAGATGGATGGATAATTCAATTGATGGTGTTGAGATTGTCAAAAACATTCGCAAAGCATTTGATTATTCTGGAACATCCACACGGATTCTTGCTGCATCTATTCGTGATGTACGACAAGTAGAACAGGCTGCACTCAATGGTGCAGATGTGGTTACAATTCCTCCAGTTGTTTTCTGGGGAATGTACAAGAACATCTTGACCGATAAAGGTCTAGATCTTTTCCAGAAGGACTGGGAAGAAGTATTGAATTCTGTTAAAAAGAAGTGAAAAACATTGTAATCTTCGGTGCGACAGGAGATTTGTGTCGCAGAAAACTTATACCTGCACTACATACTCTTCATAAGAAAGGTCTTTTACCAAAAGGACTCAAGATTATTGGTGCTTCCAGAACTCAACATTCTAAGGATAGTTGGGTGGAAGTTCTTGGTAATTATTCTCAAGAGTTTATTAAAAGACTTGAATATGTTCCTTGTGATTTGAGTGATGCAGAGTCTCTTAAGTTATTAGATTCATCTGAAGATACAACTTATTTTCTTTCTGTTCCACCAGAAAGATATGCCGATGCAATTACAAACCTCAAAGAAGCAGGTAAGTTAGATGACGCAGAAAAATCAAGAGTCATTATTGAAAAACCTTTTGGCACCGATCTTCAATCTGCTAATTATCTACAATCTGTGGTGGCTGGATATTTACGCGAGAAACAAGTATATCGCATTGACCATTATCTCGGTAAAGATACTGTTAATAATATCCTTGCCACCCGCTTTAGCAATATATTATTGGAACCACTTTGGAACAGACAGTATGTAGAAGAAGTTCAAATCTTTGCAACTGAAACAATCGGTTGCGAAGGTCGTGCCCAGTATTATGATACTGCTGGTGCCGTCAGAGATATGCTTCAGAACCATATGCTTCAGGTGCTTGCATTGATTGCAATGGAACCCCCTTGTAGGAATGATGCTAAAGAGATTCGTAGAGAGAAGGTTAAAGTTCTTGCTGCAACTAGACTTGGTGATAATGTAGTTCTTGGACAATATGATGGATACAAGAATGAGGATGGTGTAAAACCAGATTCACAGACACCAACATTTGTTGCTGGTGATTTGTATGTTGATAACTGGAGATGGAAGGGTGTTCCTTTTCACTTTATGACTGGTAAAAAAATGCCGGTTGGTTGTGTAGAGGTTGTGATTAAATTTAAAGCACCTCCACAACAACTCTTTGATGGACATGATTGTAATGACCGAATCGTAATGAGATTGCAACCAGATCCCCATCTGGATATGCGTATTGACATTAAATCTCCTGGACTAAATGATATGGTAGAACCCGCAATTCTTCAGTATCATTATCCTGTAGAGAAAGCAATTGATGGTTATGTGAAACTCTTTTATGATGCTATAAATGAAGATCAATCGCACTTTGTTCATGCGGATGAAGTGTTGGAGTCTTGGAGAATTGTTGATGATCTCTTATGTACTGGGGATCAATGTCGCATTATGACGCTACCATATCTTTATAATGAAGGTATTTGGGGACCTTTATCTAAAACGGAACTTATTACGAAGTGGGATTATCCACTCAAGCTCAAATAGGAGAGAGTTATGAAAGTAGGATTAATCGGTTTAGGAAGAATGGGAGAAGGAATGTCCCGTCGCATGATGAAAGCTGGAATAGAAGTCTGGGGTTATCGGAGGAATTATGAAAAGGCTCAGGAAGCATACGAAAACGGATATGTTAATGGTGTTACAACTTCTATACAAGGCCTTGTTCAAGTAGTTAAACAAACAAAAACTGGTGGAACACAACCTGGTATTTTCCAGATGGTGGTTCCTGCCGAAACAGTAGAGGAGACGATCAATGAGCTACTACGATATTGTAGTGAAGGAGATATTATTATTGATCATGGCAATAGCAATTTTAAAGACAGTCGGAAAAGAGCAGAACGCTTGGCAAAGATTGGTATCCAATATATTGATTGTGGCACTAGCGGCGGTGTTTATGGTTTGGATCGTGGATACTGTCTTATGGTTGGCGGGGGAAATACTGCGGTCGCCTCTTGTTCGCGCATTTTTGATGCCCTTGCCCCAGGAATCAGTGCTGCCCCCAGGACTCAATTTGACTCGGACATAACCTCTGCAGAACATGGGTGGTTGCATTGTGGAGGCCCAGGTGCAGGCCACTTTGTAAAGATGGTTCACAATGGAATTGAGTATGGTATAATGCAGGCGTATGCAGAAGGATTCAACATCATTAAGAACGCCAATGCAGGTGCCCAGTATGTCAGAGAAGGAGATGCAGAGGTCGCCCCAATGGCTGATCCAGAAAGTTATTGTTATGATATTGATGTTGCTGAGGTGGCTGAGCTATGGCGTCGTGGTAGCGTTGTTGGTTCTTGGTTACTTGATCTTACTGCTGATGTGTTACGCCGCGATCCTCAGCTTAAACAGTTCTCTGGAGGTGTATCCGACAGCGGTGAGGGTCGTTGGACGGTTACTGCCGCTGTGGATCTGGGGGTTCCCGCTCCTGTCATCACCACTGCGCTTTATGAGAGATTTAATTCTCGCGGTTTGGGTGCTTTCGCGTCCAAAGTTTTAAATGGTATGAGATTTATGTTTGGCGGCCACCATGTCAGATAAGGAGGTTTCAATGGAACGATTCAAAGATTTTTCAGAGTATGAGTTGCGTCTGCTTGCAGATGCGGTGTGGGTTAGACAAAGACACCATATTGCTGGAGACAGAAAGTTTAAAGAATATGGCACACTTCTTGCTGAGATTCAAAAGTTGGTAAATTATCAACCAGGAGTATTCCTATGAGAAAGTTCAATGATGTAGTTCTATCAATCACGGTAGCTATCATTGACTTCCTCTACCGTGATCTACCAATCCAAAGATTCTGGGTTCTGGAAACAATCGCCAGAGCACCCTACTTCGCTTTTCTCAGTGTCCTTCATCTCAGAGAATCATTAGGTCTCCGAACAGAAGAACATTACTACTTAATGAAAGAACACTTCGCACAGACAATTAATGAAACCGAACACCTCAGAGAAATGGAGTCGCGTGGCGGAGCAGATCGCTGGGTTGATCGCTTTTTCGCTTATCATTTGGTTCTCATCTATTATTGGACTATGGTGGGTTATTATTTTCTTGCTCCTGTTTCTGCTTATCACTTGAACTCAGGTATTGAGTTTCACGCAACAGAAACTTACTTAGAGTACTTCTGGGATCATCAGGATGATGCAAAGATTGCAGAGATCGCAGTGGATGAAATGAATCATTACATAGAATTAGAAAGAGCGATGGAGATGATCTGAAATGGGACACTTCGCACGATGGGTTCTTGAAAACCCTTATACACTTGGATTTCTTGGATATATTTTGATTGTGCTGCCTATTATGGGTATCTGGGCAATTCACAAATACAACTGGCAACATTGGGCTCCGTTTGACAGAGGGCATAAAAAATAGTATAATTTTTTTATATCATAGTATGCGTTGTTAATGTATAAGTCAAATAAAATTGTTATAGTAGGTGGAGGTTCTGCTGGTTGGATGTCAGCTTCAACTTTAATTAAATTTTTTCCTAATAAAGATATTACAGTAGTAGAAAGTCCCAATATTCCAATTATTGGTGTAGGTGAAAGTACATTGGGTTATATTAAATTTTGGGTAGATTGTTTGGGTATAGATGAAAAAGATTTTTTTAAATATACAAATGCTTCGTTGAAGTTAAGTATAAAATTTACTGACTTTTATAAAAAAAATTCTGGTAGTTTTCATTATCCATTTGGTAATCCATTTATGGGCCCTTGTTTTATGTTGGGATCCAAAAGTTGGTTGTATAAAAAAATATTTAAACCAGAAACTCCTGCAAGTGATTATGCTTTATGTCACTATCCAATAGTTTCTTTGATTGAAAAAAATAAAATAAATGAAAATGATAATGGGGAACTTGAAAATTTTTGTTTAAGAACTGATTCAGCGTATCATTTTGATGCAACTCTTTTTGCTGAGTGGTTAGCTAATAATTATTGTCAACCTAAAGGAGTACAGAGAATTAGATCTGAAATAAAAAAAGTATGTGTAAATGATGATGGAGTGGAAAAAGTTATATTAGATGATGGTACAGAACTTTTTGCTGATCTTTTTATTGATTGTACTGGTTGGAAAAGTTTATTGATTGGTTCATCTTTAAAAGAACCTTTTATTTCATATAATGACATTATTCCAAATAATAGGGCATGGGCTACACAAATCCCCTATATTGATAAAAAAGTAGAATTAGAACCTTATACTAATTGCACAGCTATTTCTAATGGATGGGTTTGGAATATTCCTTTATGGTCTCGTATTGGAACCGGATATGTTTACAGCGATAAATTTATTTCTAAGGAAGATGCTTTGGAGGAGTTTAAACAATTCTTGAAAACAAAGACTACAATTTCATGTGAAGAAAGAATAACTGAAGATTTATCTTTTAAAGATATTGAAATGAGGATAGGTATTCATGAAAGAACTTGGGTTAAAAATGTAGTAGCTATAGGACTATCTGCAGGGTTTATAGAACCATTAGAAAGTAATGGTCTTTTTACTGTACATGAATTTTTAATGCAATTAGTAAATATTATTGAAAGAGAAAATGTAAATCAATGGGATGTCGATGGATATAATTTAGTATGTAAGAGAAAATATGATGGATTTTGTAAATTTGTTTCATTGCACTATTTACTTTCTCAAAGAGATGATAGTGAATATTGGAAATATGTTTCAAAAATTTCTACTTCCAACAGAATTGTAGACGGAGATATGTACGATACATTTTATTCTGCAGTTGTAAGAAAAAATTTAATCCACCAACATGATGCTTTTAATGGTGTTGCATGTATATCTAATGGATTAAATTATAATTTCTTATCAAAAGAACATATTTTAAATCAAAATTTTTACAATAAAACATTTAATCCTGTGGAATTGGTTAATCAGATTGATAATTCTTGGGATCAATTAAAAGTCAAATGGAATCAAGTCGCTGAAAATTCTCCAACACTTTTTGAATATTTACAAAAAAAATTTTACACTTGACAAGAAGGATCATTAGTGTTACTATATACTAGTAATCGGGCATTAGCGCAGTTTGGTAGCGCGCCTGCTTTGGGAGCAGGATGTCGGGGGTTCAAATCCCTCATGCCCGACTTATAAATACAAAAACTATGGAAATCTACACAGTGCAAGAGTTTCAAGAACGCTGGGACGAAATGATTGAGAGAGTTGAGAACGGTGAACATATAGGAATATCAGACGGAAAAAATACATGTGTAATGGTTCCTGCGGATGAGGAACTCATACGCATCTATACAGATCACGAAGAAGGTTGTTGATTTAATTTTTATGGGACTGTTGCTTATTGGTTAAAGCCCACTGCTTATAACGGTGTGAACAGGGTTCAATTCCCTGCAGTCCTACTTTGCTGGTTTAGCAATCTGGCGAATGCAATCGACTCATAATCGATGGGAGGCGAGTTCGATCCTCGCAACCAGCATGGACACTTCTCAAATTGTCCTTCTTGACTTTTTCAAGTCCAAACCCTATAATAACAAGGTAAACAAAACAATCAAATGTCACTCACTGCTAAATTCAAAAAAGACATTCAAACTTTGAAGTCTGCTGCGAACGGAGAATCTTATCTTGATGTAAAGAATCCAAAACTCTTCAAGAAAGTCCGTAAGTTTTATGAATCTAATGGTGCGATCTTCTCTGGAGATCCTTTGGATGATTATGACATTCTTATGGAGTATATCTATAATGATCTTGAAGCTGAAGGAGTTCTCGTATCGTGATTGAAACACTCCCTAAAATTCTTCTTGAACGAGAAGGATATAGATTTGTTCAAAAGGGTATCATTGAACTCAATGGTATGCCTGATTATAGAATGCAAAAGAAAGATCATTACACTAAACGATGGAATGACATTTATCTTTTTGATAATGTGCTACAATGTTCTACTGCAATGGAGGATATTGAGTATGCGAAATGGTTAGATCCAGATCGCGTTCCCTGTTATGTAAAAGATTAATTTAATCTCTTATTATGAAAGAGGAATTTGCAAATACAAAATTTCAATCACTGATTAATAATGATTTTGATACTGAAAATGTATCAATATTTTTATATTCATTGATAAAATGTTGTAGACCAAAACAATTGATTGAAGTTGGATGTGGATACTCCACTATTTTCTTAACCAAAGCAATTGAAGATATTAAAAAAGAAATCAATACAAAACAACACTATCAAATTGCAAATCAAGAATTTTGGGAAAAAGAATATAACCCATCTCTTGAAATTATTGAAGATGGATCAGACAAACTTTGTGGAGAAAATTACAAAAATGTTTTAAGTGTTCTCCAAGAACAAAATTTAGATCAATATGTAAAATTTAATTTTTGTTCTGCTTATGATTTTATGAATCAAATTCAAGATAAAAATATTGAATATGATTTTATTTGGTTAGATTTTGGTAGTGGGCAAAAATACATGGAAGTTTTCAATGCATTTTTTGATAAACTTTCTTTAGGTGGAATACTAATTATTCACTCTACTTTATCAAATTTACTTGGGAGATTGTTTGTTACAGAACTAAAATTGGAACAAAAAAATAGAAATGATTTTGAGTTAATTTCTTTCTTTGAACCACATAAAGTAGTACAAAATAGTTTTACTGTAATTCGTAAAGTAGATAATACCCCAATATACACTGTTCAGGCTTAATAATGAAAAATAAAATTCATCCATCAATTATTGTTGAAGATTTTGTTGGGACAAGTTATTCTGACAGAATGTATAAATTGGTTTCTGGTCCAACCGGCTTTCCTTGGAACTTTAATCCCTTGGATGTAACCTATGGAGATAATCCTGTAGATCCTACTAAAAATAAAATAGGATTTACTCATAGTCTATTATTGGAAGGTCAAATTACGGAGTATTTAAATTTATTTGTTCCTCTTTTAGATGACATTCAAGATTTAGTAAAAACTCCTTGTAATTTTACAAGACTTAGATTAGCGTTGCATCCAAAAACTCCAGATGCCGATCTACATAATACTCCTCATACAGATTATCAAGATGATCATTATTCTGCAATTTATTATCTAAATGACTCTGATGGAGACACATTTTTGTTTAATGAATATGATGATCCAAATTGTGGACTAACTGTAGAACAAAGATGGCATTTAGGTAGAAATAGAAAAGAATATACAATACAAAAAAGAGTTACTCCACAAAAAAATAAAATTTTAATTTTTAATGGACACCAGTTTCATGCATCTTCGCATCCAAAGGAAAGTCCGTTCAGAATTATTTTAAATATTAATTTTACCACGCAAACTCCAATTTTTACTGATACTAGTGGAACGGGATTTAAAAAATAATTTTATAGTCACGGATGGACTATAACAGTACTGGTCGGGAGCAAACCCCTTATGTCTAAAACAAGTGTCCTAAGATATCTTGGGAACCTTTTCCTTATAATTGGTTATCAAATCATGTTATGGGGAGATTTCAAAAACGGTTTATTGTTAAAGTGTATTGGAGGTTTTCTTACAGTACCTTTTGCTATTAAACTCAAACTTTGGGATGTACTATTCTTATGTGCATTCTTTGGTATTACCGAGATATCAAAGTTAACCCAACTTTTCTTGGTTTCTTAAAACCAAGTGGTGGAGTCAAAATGACCCCTTATGTCCTCGTCGGACTGGACATTAAATATGCCGACTGGTGTGGATGGGGAAACCCCGCCGAGTTTCCAATTTTCTCGTACTCAAAATTGGTGGCGAGCCTGAGTTACAGAGGTGGGTTGCATAAACCCACCTTTTTTAGTATAATATATACTAAAGAGATTATTATTTTTGATCAAAATATGAGTCAATATATTAAGAAGGCACTTGTACTTGGTGCCGGTGGCTTTATCGGAAGTCATATGGTTAAGAGACTGCGATCTGAAGGTTATTGGGTTCGTGGTGTAGACCTCAAGCGTCCAGAGTTTTCTCCTACCGAAGCTAATGAATTCATTCAGGGAGATCTTCGGGATGTGGAGTTTGTTCGTCGTGTACTTGAGTACAAAGGGGATCGTGGTAACTTCTATCAGTCAGTTCCCTATCGTTATATCCAGTCTTTTGATGAGATCTATCAGTTCGCTGCTGATATGGGCGGTGCGGGATTTGTTTTCACTGGCGAAAATGATGCGGATATCATGCACAATTCAGTCACGATTAATCTGAATGTGCTTGAGATGCAGCGTCAGATGAATGAACGAGTTGGTAAGAACACTACTAAGATTTTCTATTCTGGTTCTGCTTGCATGTATCCAGAACATAATCAACTAGATCCCGATAACCCTGATTGCCGTGAAGAATCCGCTTACCCTGCTAACCCCGATTCGGAATATGGTTGGGAAAAACTTTTTTCAGAACGACTATACTTTGCTTATCATCGGAACTACGGCATACCTGTTCGCGTATCTCGTTATCATAATATCTTTGGCCCCGAAGGGACCTGGGAAGGTGGAAGAGAAAAAGCCCCTGCAGCAATCTGCCGCAAGGTCGCCTACCTTCCAGAGGAAGGTGGAACCATCGAGGTGTGGGGAGACGGCTTACAAACTCGTTCCTTCCTGTATATTGATGAATGCATCGAAGCAACCCGTAGAATGATGGATTCTAATTTCATAGGACCAGTCAATATTGGTTCTGAGGAAATGGTAACCATTAATCAACTTGTTGAAACTGCTGCAAAAGTTTCTGGTAAAAATGTCCAGAGACAGCACAAACTTGATGCTCCTCTGGGTGTTCGCGGTCGTAATTCCAACAATGATGTGGTTCGCAGAGAACTCGGTTGGGATTATTCTCAGACTCTAGAAGAAGGTATTCGTAAGACATACGCATGGATTGCTGAACAAATTGCTAAGAAGAATAATGAAAATTGAAATTGTAAAACAACATGTAAAAGATTTGGATGTTAGTCATCTGAGAGATATGTCTCTCAATCAAAATGACTGGCTTCCTGCAGGTCAAAGCGAGTATAGACTTTATGCCTACCTCTCCACTTTCTTTAATAAAGCCACTATTCTGGATGTTGGTACTCGTACTGGTGGATCCGCTCTCGCTCTTTCTTATAATCCGACTAATCAAGTAATTAGTTATGATCTTGTAGAACAGGGTGCAAGTTCTATCAAGAAAGATAACATTACCTGGAAGATCATGGATTTCATGGAAGATGAAACTCTTGATTGGGATAATATTCCTATCGTCATGATTGATGTAGATCCCCATGATGGAGCTCAGGAAAGAGTCATGATGGATTGGTTGCGTGACAAAGGTTGGAAAGGTATTTTGATTCATGATGATATCGGTCCTGGTTGGCCTGACATTCAACTGATGTGGGATGAGATTCCCGAAGAAAAGTTTGATGTTACTGAGATTGCTCATATGAGTGGAACTGGTATCGTCAATTTTGGAAACGCACACGAAATTACTATTGTCTGATGAAAATTACAGTACTAGGTTCAAGTGGGCAGATTGGTGCCTACCTAACAGAATATCTTCGTGGTAAGGGTCATGAAGTTCACGAGTTTGATGTTGTGAATGGTGAACACCAAGACATGACAATTATTCCTAATCCCGAACTTCATCGGGTAATTATGGATAGTGACTTTGTATTTTTCCTTGCATTTGATGTAGGTGGATCTCGTTATCTCAAGAAGTATCAACATACTTTCCAATTCATTGATAACAATGGTCGTCTGATGGTCAATGCATTTGGACTTCTTAAGAAGTATAATAAGAGATTCATTTTCGCATCATCTCAAATGAGTAACATGAGTTACTCTCCATATGGAGTTCTCAAGAATGTAGGTGAACTTTATACTAAGTCATTGAATGGATTGATTGTTAAGTTTTGGAATGTTTATGGAATTGAAAAGGATCACGAAAAATCCCATGTCATTACGGACTTCATCCGCAAAGGTTTTGAAACTGGTGTTATTGACATGCTTACTGATGGTCAAGAGGAACGAGAGTTTCTATACGCAGAGGACTGCTGCGAAGCGCTTGAAACAATCATGGAAAACTACGATGACTTTACTTCTGAAGACAATCTTCACATCACCAGTTTCCACTCTACAAAGGTCATTGATATTGCGAGCATGATTTGCGGTCAATTTAATTTGATGGGTAAGTATGATGTTAAGGTGCAACCATCAACTGAAAAGGATAGTGTTCAACTTGATAAAAGGAATCGACCAGACACTTATTTGATGAAGTGGTGGACTCCAAAAACTACAATTGAACAGGGTATTGCCAAAGTATTTGAGGCTATGAAGAATGAACAAATTTAAAGTAAATCTTTTTTGTAACGATTCCCTTCTTCCATCTACTTCAGATAAAAATGTTGCAAAACATGTTGAATGGGTTCGTGATGGATCAGGCCAAATTAAGTTATATGTTAATAACTTAATTCCAAAAGTAATGGAAGATATTGAAAAAATACCCAAATATATTTGGCTTTTGGAATCTAAACAAGTTATTGCCGATGTTTGGGATTTTGTCAAAATGAATTATCCATTTCTATCTTATAGAACTGAAGCAATTTTTACTTGCGATAAAAAACTTTGTGAGGTCAATAGTGATGCATTTAAATACACTATCAGTAATGCAGCTCCTTGGGTAGAAGATAGACAAATCTTTGAAAAGACAAAATTGGTTTCAATGATCTCATCCAATAAGTCTTATGTGCCAGGACATCGTAAGAGACTTGAGTTTGTGAATAAGTTTAAAGATTCCGTAGATCTTTATGGTAGGGGATTTAAAGATATTTCCTGTAAAGAAGAGGGTCTTAGGGATTATATGTTCTCCGTGGCCGTAGAGAATGCCGTGTATGATACATACTTTACAGAGAAACTAACGGATTGTTTTGCCACAGGAACAATTCCTATCTTCTACGGATGTAGAGGAGTAACAGAGTATTTCAACGAGGATGGAATTATATTCTTGGACGATGACTTTGATATTTCTACATTGACAGAAGATCTTTATTATTCTAAAATGGATGCTATCAAGGATAACTTTGAACGAGCTATGGATTGGCCTGTAGCAGAAGATTACCTATACGAGAATTACTGGAAATGAGTACTTATAAAGGCTGGGAAGCCGAAGAACAGATTGCAGTTGATTATCTGGAAACCTGTCGTAGTGCAGTTGAAGATGATGATATCTTTGCGAAGTTTAAATCTTTGCAAGGGTATAAGAATATTCTAGAACATGTTACTCCTCGTCAGGGTGCAGAGTATCTTCAAGTTGCTATGGAAATGGCTGGAGATGCACTTCTAGAAAATTTGGAAGGATTTAAAGAGAATGATACTATCGGAACCCCCGATAAATTCTCTTATCCAGAAACGGGTAAAATCTCTCCCACTACGATCCGATATATCAAGAATGTATTTGAGATGGCGACTCTTCTCGGTGATGCACCCATCAGTCGTGTAGTAGAAGTTGGTGGTGGGTATGGCGGACTTTGTAAGACCTTGAGTGTTGTCTGTGATTTTGATGAATATATTCTTGTAGATCTTCCAGAAGCCGTTGCAGTCCAAGAAAAGTATCTTAAGAACTTCCCAGAACTTTATGCAAAGTGTAAGTTCGTTAGTTGTGATGATGTTGAAGAAGTAAAGGATGTTGATCTGTTTATCAGTAATTATGCTCTTTCCGAATGTGATTATGATACTCAGGTGAACTATTATGATAAGTTGGTATCTGATGCCAAGTATGGTTATATCATTTACAATCTTGTCAACTTTAATGATTTCTACTATAATAAGTTTACCGAAAGAATGGGTGAGCGTTTTGAGTTCACTACAAATAAAGATTACGAAAACACTGTAATTCTCGCCAAGGTAAAGGAATCATGAATCGTATCAAAGACTATGATGAATTAGAAGATAGGATTGTGGGATGGATTTCTGAGTATTGTCTTACTCATCCCAAAATCAAGAGTCTTGTAGTAGGAATCTCTGGAGGAATTGACTCCTCTGTGGTTTCTACTCTTTGTGCTTTGACTGGTATGCCAACTTATGTGGTTGGAATGCCCATCAACCAACTTGAGAATCAGGAGTCTCTTTCTGATGCTCATGGTAAGTGGTTGGAATCCAAGTTTAATAATGTAAAGTTTATCAAGACTGATATGAGCTCGGTCTATGATTCTTTCCTTCAAACCATCTCTAATGATATTGGTGAAAACTTTGCAACAAATAAACTTGCACAAGCCAATACTCGTTCCCGTATCCGTATGGTAACTTTATATCAAGTTGCCACAACAGTAAATGGTATTGTTGTTGGAACTGGTAATAAGGTTGAAGATTATGGTGTAGGATTTTACACTAAGTATGGTGATGGTGGCATTGACATTGCTCCTATCGCAGATCTTTATAAGACTGAAGTGTGGAGACTTGGTGAACATCTAGGTGTTGATGAGAGAATTATTTCTGCACCACCTACCGATGGTCTTTGGGATGATGGTAGAACTGATGAAGATCAGATTGGAACTTCTTATGCAATGTTAGAATGGGTTATGGAAAAGGGACTTTCTGAAGATCCATTGTTCTTGAATGAAGAACAAACTAATGCAATCAATGTGTACCAGAAGTTCCACATGCAAAACAAACACAAGATGGTAGAAATTCCGACATTTAAGCTATGAAAATTGGATTAATCGGCGCAGGAAGACTAGGAATTTGTCTTGCACTTCTCATGGAGAATGCAGGATATGATGTCCTGGTCTCTGACATTCGTGAGGATTATGTAGAAAACCTCAACAAAAAAATCATTTCTAGTACAGAACCATTTGTACAAGAACATCTGAAACAAGCTAAGTATCTTGAAGCAACCACTGATAATAAAAAAGTGATTGCAGAATGTGATATTATCTTTACTTTAGTTGCAACTCCATCTTTAGACGATGGTTCTTATGATGTAAGTTCTGTATGGGATGTTGTTCGTGACTTCCAAGAATCTCCTAATGTTGAAGGTAAAACATTGGTTGTTGGATGTACTACGAATCCAGGCGATTGTGCAAGATTCCAAGAACAACTTAAGTCTTATGGAGTAAGTGTTGTTTATAATCCTGAATTTATTGCACAAGGATCTATCATTAAGGATCTGACTCATGCAGATATGGTTCTGATTGGTGGAGACAATGCAGAGGTTTTGGAAACTCTGTCTGAAATCTACAAGAAAATTCAAGTTACTAAACCAGTCATCTCTATTATGTCGTCTACGGCTGCAGAAATAGTTAAGATTGCAGTCAACTGTTTCATGACAACTAAAATTAGTTTTGCAAATATGATCGGAGAGGTTCTCATTCTTTCTGGACTTGAAAATGAAATTGAATCCGTTCTTGCATCTATTGCAAGTGATTCTAGAATTGGAAGTAAGTATCTAAAATTTGGTTTTGGATTTGGTGGCCCTTGTTTGCCTAGAGATAATAGATCATTCGGTAGGTATGCAGAAAGACTTGGACTGAAGTATAATCTTGGTACAACTACTGATGATTTCAATAATGAACATGCAAAGTTCTTGAAAAATTATTTCATCAATAAAAATGTTGACAGACTTCCCTTCCACTTTGACTATATTTCATATAAGAAAGGTACTGATATTTTAACCGAAAGTCAACAATATAAACTTTGCCTTGATCTTTTGGATGCAGGTTATGAAGTCTATGTTTCAGACAATCCACATATTATTAAACAAGTAGAAGGGTTGTTAACCGACCAATATGGTGATAGAATACACTTTGGCGAACCACCAGAAAAAATTAATACATTTGCAATTAAGTTATGATTGGATATAACCGACTAGGAAGTAATGGTCGTCTGGGAAATCAGATGTTTCAGTATGCAGCACTCAGAGGAATTGCTGCAAAACGAGGATATGATTGGTGTATTCCTCCAGATACTTATGACCATAAAGACAACTATGGTCTCTTTGAAACATTTGAACTTACAAATGTTAAGGAATCCAACATTGGATTTGTTGATGGACAATATATACAAGAGAATGACCATTGTTTTATTCCAGAGTTTTTTGAAGAATGTCCCGATAATGTGAGTCTTGATGGATATTTCCAGACTGAAAAATATTTCAGCCACATTGCAGAGGAGATCCGTGAGGACTTCACTTTTAGAAAAGATTATCTTGATCCTTGTAAGGAGTACATTGATTCTCTGGGCGTTAATCCTATCTTTTTGCATATTAGACAAAGTGACAATATTGGGAGAGAACAATACCATCCCATCCTCCCGATTAGATTTTTTGAAGATGCGTTAAAACAATTCCCAGAAGACACTCCTTGTTTTGTCTTTACGGACGACATTGAGTGGTGTAAGTCTCAGGAATTTTTTAAACAGGATCGTTTCCTGTTTAATGAAAGTAATGGTAGATATACATATCGTACCATTGATGGTACTGGACAAATGCAGAATACTCTTCTACCACAGGTTGATCTGTGTCTGATGAGTCTGTGTTCTGGTGCTATTGTTGCAAACTCATCGTTCTCTTGGTGGGGAGCTTGGTTGCAAAATGATCGTGGTAAGGTAGTTGCTCCAGATCCTAAGAAGTGGTTTGGTACTGCAATGACTCACCTAGATACTTCAGACATCGTACCTGATCGTTGGATTATTCAAGAGTGGAGTAAGTAATGGCTGTATCATTTAAAGGACTTGGTAACGAGGGGCGCCTCGGAAACCAAATGTTTCAATACGCATTTATCCGTGGTCTTGCTGCGAATCGTGGATTTGATTGGGTAATTCCTGGACCAGAAGCGGATCGTCTGGATAACTATGGGTTGTTTGATGCATTTGAACTCACTAACTGTGATCTAAATAAGAACACTGGAGAACCCTTCTACAAAACTGTAGAGTATAGGGATATGCATTTCAATGAAGATATCTTCAACAATTGCGAGGACAATACGAATTTTTCGGGTAACTTCCAAACGGAGAGGTACTTTGAGGCCATTGCCTCGTCTATCCGTGAGGATTTCACTTTTAAGAAAGCATATCTTGAACCTTGTCAAGAGTTTGTTGATTCGCTTGGTGGTCGTGACAATTGCATCTTTTTGCATGTTCGTCGCGGTTCTCCAAATCTTACTGGTCGGAGAGGTGAAAAGTGGTCTTATCAGATGGTACAAGAATACCACCCACTTTGTAAAATTGATTATTATCTTGAAGCTCTAAAACAATTCCCAGAAGATAAGAATGTGATCGTTGTATCAGATCTTATTGATTGGTGTAAGCGTCAAGATTGGCTTCAAGGTGAACGATTCCAGTTCTCCGATTCTTCTTATGAGACCTTTGGAGATGGTGCTGCCGTCCCCTATATTGATCTTTGCCTCATGAGTCTATGTGGTGGTGCAATTATTGCTAACTCTTCTCTGAGTTGGTGGGGTGCATGGTTGCAGAATGATACGGGTAAAGTTGTTGCTCCCGATCCTTGGTTCGGACCTGCTTACGCTCATTACAATATGAAAGATATGATCCCTGAAAGGTGGATCAAAATTCACAACGATCCGTCTCCAGTTCCTGCAGAAACATGAAAGATTTAACATTTTTATTACCCTGTCGCATTGAGTCCGAAGATAGACTCCGAAATGTAGTCACTTCTGTTACTTTTATTTTAAAAAATTATCCAGAATCAAAAGTAATAGTTAAAGAAGTAGATTCTCATTCTCATTTTAAGTTCAGAGCACTTCCTGTAATTAGTAAGTATGCTGATACAAAACAATTAACTCACATATATGAAGAAAGTGATGAAAAGTTTTTTCACAAAACTCGCATCTTAAATGATCTTCTAGTTGCTTCTGATACTGAGATCGTTTATAATCATGATGTGGATGTTATTTTACCAACCAATAGTGTAAAAACTGCTTATAATGCAATCAAAGACCATGCAGATGCTGTCTATCCTTTTGGATGTGGGGTATATCAATGGGCTGTAAATTATCCAGAGCCTATTTTTAATCAATTTCTTGATTCCAATTTTAATATTAATGTTCTTGATGGACTACGATATAGAGTTGCCTCTTCTATTGGTTGGGGTCAAATGATTAAGAGATCAGTTGAAATTGAAATGGGTCTTTGGAATGAAAACTTTATTTCTTGGGGTGCCGAAGATTGTGAGTTTTATTTCCGCCTAAATTGTTTAGGTTATAAAGTAGGTAGAGTCAATGATGACATCTATCACTTTGAACACGGTAGAACTTTTAACTCACATTATCATAATCCAAAGTTTATGGATAATCATAATCTCTGGCAAAAAATAAGAACATTTGGCCGTGATGATGTAAAAGCTTATTATTCACTGCAACCATATCTAAAAGAACGGAGGGAACAACTAAATGTTAGCATTTAATGAATTAGGTAATAATGGTCGTCTGGGAAATCAGATGTTCCAGTATGCAGCACTTAGAGGGATTGCTGCACACAAAGGATATGAGTGGTGTATCCCACCATTTTCTACTCCTAGGGTGGATAACTATAGTCTTGCAAATTGTTTCCTTATGGAAAGTGTAAAGTCCACTAATCAATATATTCTTGATCGTGGATTTGCACCTATTGTAATGGAAAAGGACTTTCATTTTGATGAAGAATTACTTAACCTTTGTCCAAATGATGTATCTCTTCATGGATTTTTTCAATCGGAAAAGTATTTTGCACACATCAAGGATGAGATTCGTAAAGATTTTACTTTCCATGATGACCTCACAATCCCTGTAAAAGGATTCCTGGATGAACTGAAAGATCCTATCTTCCTTCATGTTCGCCGTGGTGATCCCAATCTTGTAGATGCTCGTGGATTTAAGTGGTCTTATACTCAGTGTTCTGAACAACATCCTCCACAACCTCTGGAGTACTATGAAGAAGCTCTTAAACTCTTCCCTGAGGATCAGGAAGTAGTTGTTGTTTCCGATTCTCCTGAGTGGGTTCTTGAACAAGAACTTTTCAAACCAGATCGTTTCTATGTTTCTACTCCCGAAGAGAAGTATCCTGACGGATCTTATACTCCTTATGTTGATCTATGTATTATGGCCAATTGCAAAGGTGGCATCATTGCAAACTCTACACTTTCTTGGTGGGGAGCATGGTTGCAAAATGGTGCTGGTAAGATCGTAGCACCTAAGATGTGGTTTGGTCCTGCTTATGCTGATAAGGACACCAGTGATCTTTATTGTGAGGGTTGGGAAGTTCTCTGATGGAAGTTGCAGTTATGGATAAGAATAAATCTGCCTATAAATTGAAAGGTATTGGTCCCATTTATTATATTAATTTGGATGACCAACCAGAAAGAAAAGAATACATGGAAGAGATGTTTTCTTATTGGGAGATTGATAACTATGAAAGAATTTCTGCCTATGATGGCAGAAATGATGACCTAAGTGATATTATTCATGGCAGATATCCAAGTAATATGAGTTCGGGTGAGATTGGTTGCGTAACCTCTCACCTCAAACTTCTTAAACATTTCTTGGAAAATTCTGACGCACCATATTGTGTGGTGATGGAAGATGATGTCGATATTAGTATTGCAAAGTATTGGAACTTTACCTGGAATCAGTTTGTTGCACGACTTCCTTACGACTATGATGTAGTTCAACTTGCAATTATTTGCCCAGGAACTTTGCATGTAAATCTACATCGTAGATTTGTAAATGATTTTTCTACTGCATGTTATGTCATTACCAGACATCATGCAGAGAAAGTTGTTAGATTTCATTGTCGCGGAGAAAAATATAAACTTGATTATAATATCAAACCTCGTGCAGTTGCTGATGATTTGATTTATAATTCTGGGAATAGTTTTGCTATTCCTCTTTTCCTATATAAGATTGAACTTGGTTCTTCGATTCACCCAGAACATATTGAGATTTTCCACAGAGGATCTCATGATGGTTTAAGAGAACTTTGGCAAAATCGTGGTTCTGATTTGGAACTTGAGAAACTTATGGATTATGATCCATACCTAGGTAGAACTTCTGAAGCCCAACAACCCCAAGAGTAAACAAGATGAAGATATCTAAAATTCCTGGTCTAGGTAGATTTGGGGTTTTTATTGATGACATAGATTTAAACAATATCACCGAAGAAGAATGGATGGAAATTGGTAAAATCCATCTTAATTCTTTGGTGACTATTATTCGTGGAAGTAAAATAGATCATACAACTTATTATAATTTAATTCTTAAGTTTGGAGATCCTCGTTGGGTCAAACCCTTACAGATGTATCAAAAGTATGGGAAACCAGTAAAAGAACTTCTGTTAAAAAGACTTTTGGATGAGTCGGATCGTAGAGATCTTTTAAATGATAAGAGGTGGGTTGTTGATAGAAAATGCCCTGGAATGCTTAGAATCACTCCTAAGAAAGATGAAAAGGGTCAATCTCTTGGACTTTTTGGTGATGGAGAACTCTACTGGCATAGTAATGAATGTGGTAGTTTAGCTTTCACTCCTGGGGTTTCTTTGATGGGTGTGGAACATATGGTAGGGAGTTCCACAGGATTCTGCACAACAGTTGATTGGTACGAAAAACAATCAGAATCTTTTAGAAGTGAATTAGATGAAATGATTTTGGTTCACAACTTCAGAACAAAACATAGAGAGTTTGATGATAAAAACAGATTGCATTTAGAAAAAATGATTGAATATGATGAACTTCAAACATCATATTATCATAGCAATCAGTGTCCAAAAAATGATTCAGAGTTTCCTTTAGTAATTAAAAGTCCTGGAGGAATCAAGGGATTGCATTATACTCCATGGACTATTGATTATATTAAAGGTATGAGTAAAGAAGAAAGTAATAAACTTTTAGTTAAAATTAGTGAAGAGTTATTTACTGAAGAATATATTTACGATCATAAGTATCAAACTGATCATGACTTATTATTATTTGATAATAGTATTACTCTTCATAATAGGTCTGTAGAAAATGGAACTGCCCCAAACAGGTTGGGATATAGGATTCAGTTTGATTATGATAGATTGATTGGAGAACAATATCAACCTTTCTTGCAAGAAGACTTTGCTGAAAGGCGAATAATTGATATGAATAACCTGCACATTGCAATGTCTTAACCTTCCCTTAGTTGACTTCCTCATAGAATCGTAGTAATATATACGCAATCTTAAGAATTACTTAAGACGCTCTAAATACAAACGCATGAGAGACGCCCCAACTACTCGCGTTATCATGTATCCCAAAACACACAGGGTTCATTGACCCCTAGTGTACAATGTCGTTTAGTACAAAACACAAATCTTTTATGAAACTCAAACAACTGATGCTTGCACCTGTTGCTCTGGGAATGGTTGCTCCTGTTGCTGCGAATGCCGCAGACCTTAATATGGCAGCAGTCAACCAATACACTTCCTCGGAACAAGTCTCAAGTATCAAACAACTTTCTGATGTCCAACCTACGGATTGGGCTTATCAGGCACTCAGCAATCTTGTTGAGCGTTATGGTTGCGTTGCTGGTTATGAAAACGGAACTTACCTTGGTGGTAAGGCAATGACCCGTTTTGAAGCAGCAGCACTTCTGAATGCTTGCCTTGATCGCGTAACTGAAGTCACCGATGAACTCCAGCGTCTTGCTACCGAGTTCGCCAATGAACTTCAAGTTCTTCGTGGTCGTGTTGCTAAACTGGAGAAGCAAACTGCTGCTCTTCAGGCACAACAGTTCTCTACCACTACCAAACTCAAGGGTGAAGCAACCTTCGTTCTGGGTGGTGTAGATGGTGCTCGTCTTGCTAACAGCACTAATGTTGGAAACACTGCTTTCAACTATGACCTCCGCCTCAGTTTTGATACTTCCTTCACTGGTAAGGATCTGCTCAAGACCCGTCTGCGTTCTGGTAACTTCTCCAGTCAACCCTTCGGTTCTTCCTCGTCACTGTTCAAACTGGACAAAGCAGAAACCTATGCTAACCAAGTTACTCTTGACCGCCTGTACTACAGTTTCCCTGCCCTTACCAAAGGTCTGACTCTGACTGCTGGTGCTCTGGTTCGTAACACTGAGATGGCATGGGTTCCTACTGCCTATCGTTCGGACATTCTTGATTTCTTCTCTGTTGCTGGTGCTCCTGGCGTCTATAACAAGGCAACTGGTTCTGGTTTCGGTGCTCAGTGGGTTCAACCTACCAAGAAAGGTAAGCCTGGTTTCGTTGCTGGTATCAACTATGTTGCCCAGAACGGAAACGATTCTACCAAAGGTCAGTTTGATGAAGATGGTTCTCTGAACACTCTTGCTCAGATTGGTTACCGTGCTCCTCAGTATGGTATTGCTTTCGGTTACCGTTACGGCACGGAAGGAACTCGTGTTCGTAACTTCAATGCTATCGGTGGTGGTTCTGGTGCTCTTGGCGCTAACCAAACATCCAATGGTTATGCTCTGAATGCTTATTGGCAACCCAAGAAGTCTGGTATCATTCCTTCTGTGAGTGGTGCTTATGGTTGGAACACCGTAAGTCTGTCTAACAACCGCACGACTCCTAACGCTGCTACCGATTCACAAACTTGGATGGCAGGTCTTCAGTGGAGTGATGTATTCGCTAAGGGTAATGCCGCTGGTTTCGCCATCGGTGCTCCTGGTAATGCTGCTTCTCTCGCTGCTGATCAGAAGGCAATTATGTGGGAAGCATTCTATCGTTACAAGGTTAGCGATGCGATCAGCGTGACTCCTGCTGTCTTCTATGTGTCTAACAACCAAGGTCTGAAGCAAGCTTCCGATAACTATGGTGGTGTGATTCAGACAACCTTCCGTTTCTGATAAACTACTCATAAGTTGAGTGGAACCACCCCTTTCTGGGGTGGTTTTTCAGTAAATGGACATATTTAACCTTCCGTTAACTTTAATCAAGTAAAATTACTACGAAGTTTTTTAATCCCAATGAAACTCAAACACATTGCTACAATCGGTCTTGCTCTTGCCCCTACTACTGCATTTGCTGGACCTGCTATTAATGGTGCAGGTGCTACCTTCCCTGCCCCCATCTACCAACGCTGGTTCGTTGATTATTCTTCTGTCACTGGTGAAAAAGTAAACTATCAGTCCGTTGGTTCTGGTGCTGGTATTCGCCAGTTCGTTGCTGGAACTGTAGACTTTGGTGCTTCCGATGAACCTATCAAGGCAAAAGAAGCCGCAAAGGTTAAGCGTGGTGTCGTTCAGATTCCTATGGTTGGTGGCACGATTGCCGTTGCCTATAACAAACCTGGTTGCAAACTGAAACTGACTCAGAAACAAGTTGTTGATATTTTCTCTGGTCGTATTACTGACTACAAACAAGTTGGTTGTACTGCTGGTAAGATGACTGTTGTTCACCGTTCTGACGGTTCTGGAACTACCTATGCATTCACCAATTCTCTGGATGCTTTTGGTGGTTGGGCTCCTGGTGTTGGTAAGTCTGTGAACTGGCCTACTGGTGTTGGTGCCAAGGGTAACGAAGGTGTGTCTGGTACAATCAAGAATACTCTTGGTGCCATTGGTTATGTGAACACTGGATTCGTTCGTCCTAATAAACTCCAAGCTGCTGTACTTCAGAACAAGGCAGGTAAGTTCGTTGGACCTTCTGCTGTGACTGGTGCTGCTGCTCTGAACGGAATCAAACTGGATCCTGTGACTCTTGCAGGTGAAGACCCCAATCCCGCAGGTGCTCAGGCATATCCTATCTCCACTCTGACTTGGATTATTGCCTATAAGAGTGGTTATGCTCCTGGTAAGGCATCTGCTGTTCGTGATGCTCTGAACTATGCTCTGAGTTCTAAGGCACAATCAATTGCCGATGATCTAGGTTATGTTCCTCTTGCTGGTTCGGTTCTGAACCGTGCCCGTCTGAAAGTCCAACAAGTCGGTCTGGGCGAGAAGTGATTTGCATTTCCTAACAAAATAAGTATCAAATAATACTGAGGGGTGCTTGACACCCCTTTATTTTTCCTATATAATTGTGTAACAATTCGTAATAAAACGAAAATGACTGTAACAACTAACGAACTTGGTCAACAGAACATGTGGGCTAAAGAACCCCAGATGGTCTACCAAGAATACAATCGCAAGGGTCTTCTGACTCCTATGCAAACTACGGAGATGTACAATGGGCGCTGGGCAATGGTCGGTATTATTGCTGGGGCTATTTCTTATGCTCTCACTGGCAAACTCTTCTTCGGTGTCTTCTGATGACTGAAGTTCTTTTCACCGTTACCTCAGTTGCCTTCTTTGTGCTTCTGAGTTATTCTGTAGAAAAATTATCTGAAACTTACTAAGGAGAAAACAAATGAACAAATTTGGTTTTACCCCTGAGGCTGAGATCCTCAATGCTCGTCTTGCAATGATCGGATTCGTTGCAGGCGTCGGTGCTTATCTTACCACTGGTCAAATTATTCCTGGTATTCTGTGACAGAACATCCTCATCATGATATGTTAGGGCAACTTTCTATTGCCCTACAAACATTGGTAGAAACTGGAACTTGGGATAATGGTGATCAACTTTCAGTTGAGATTGGTGGAGTTGCAGTAACAGGAACTGCAACTCATCCAGATGCAAATCCAAAATGGGCTAAACCATTTGGAACTGTATCTTATCAAAGTGATGCATTTATTGTTATCAAAAATAAATCCAAGAATCCTGTAATTCCTTCTCAACCAAATCCTGAACTTAAACAACAACATTCTAGTAATTAAAATTATGCCTCAACTTGCTCCTGAAGAAAAATCTACAGTCCCTTCAGTGGACTTTATGTTCCGTGAAGACGGTGAGTTTGTAACTCGTTCTAGTGAAGAACTCTTCAACGGAAAGAAAGTAGTTCTGTTTGCACTTCCTGGTGCCTTCACTCCTACTTGTAGTGCCTATCAACTTCCTGGTTATGAAGAGAAGTACTACGAATTTAAAGAAGCAGGTATTGATGAAATCTATTGCCTGTCTGTAAATGATGCCTTTGTAATGAATGCATGGGCTAAAGATCAAATGATCTCTAATGTCAAACTGATTCCTGATGGTAACGGTGAATTCACTAGTGCCATGGGTATGCTTGTGAAGAAGTTTAATCTTGGTTTTGCATCTCGTTCCTGGCGTTATGCAGCCGTCATTAATAACGGTGTGATTGAACAGATCTTTATGGAAGATGGTATTACTGATAATGCTTCGGAAGACCCTTATGAGTGGTCAACTCCAGAAAAACTTCTGGAATATGTAAAGACTTCTACTCCTGCAGTGGTTGTCTGATTTCCTCCCCCGAAAGGGGGATTTTTTTTTGGCTCTTGACTCCTACGGGAAACCGTAGTATGATAAATAGGTAAACAAATGTTACGAGATTTTAATCTTTCGTAATATTGAATCATGGAGAAACGGGTCTAACCACCTTACCGGGGCTATCCATGTAAAATACGCCTCTCATATCCCTGCTGAGG